AACGTGCCATACCTTACCTACTATACCTGCCATCACCACAAACAATTTTCATTTGTATTTGTGGTGATACATACATCTGCAATGATCACAATCATCACTGAATTTGAACCATGGTAGAAGTTTTCGTCGAAGAGGAGGACTCATCCTTGCTTTCGTGATCCCACGAAAGGTGTAGATTGGTCTTGTAATAGGTGCTGTGATAGTTTCTACCAGGGACCGAGACTGTCAGCCCCTCACTCTTGCACCATTCCGTGATCTGAGTCGTGATCCTGTCAGTCTCATCATCAGAGACCTGGCAGATCTTGATTTTGGGATGTGTCTCGGGAAGTGAGAATTGGCTTACATTGTATATCAGCTTTGATTCTCCAGTGCGCCTGCTTGCAAACAGGACTTTCTCCTCGATGTCTAGTTTCATCGCTTCTATGTGGCTCTTGATCACCTCCTCACGGTTGTTTGTGTACTTTGAAATATTCTCACCAGCTCGTTGTGCCAGGGTTCCCTTACCAAACAAGTAATCACTCATACTGCACGCTGTGTACTATATACAATATGCATACAGAAAATCAAAATGATCTGCGAATGCTGAATGGGGAGATCAGATTCTGTCTGACCTTTGTGAATGCTCCAACTCTCCTGGGAGAGCTACGCTTTATTTTCAGTGATGTGTGTCTCACAATAACCTCATCTTCTGCACGACTCTTATTCCTATCACTGTCAACCTTTTGCAAAGTGCAATTTATACAAGGACAATCAGCATCTACCCTGGGCCAGTAAAAACATTTAAGAGTGTTGGTCTTAACACCATCAGATCTAGATCTGAGTCTTCTGCTACTTATCTCCGATTCTGTTGGTCTTTGGGGGTGCGTCGTGGATCGAGATCCCTTGTATACTTTTTCACGCATATGATATCTATTATAAATAGATAAAATCATTCTTGAGTCAGAGTTGACTACCAGTTTACTACAACTAGTTTACTGCTCTTCACTCACCTTCATGACATCACTGAGTGGACCAGTGACGATGATTCGATCGCCAAATAGCTTGCATATCTGTGCTAGAAAAACAACTTCAGCATAACTGTCATGCGGAGATTTTTTCGCGAGATGATTTTTGAGAGGATTGAGCTCCTTGCCAGGGGGCACGACACGAAAGAGGTGACCTCCTCCATGATAAAAACTCATTCCCATCAATGTAACTGAACGTGCCCCATGAACAAGACAATCCCAAACAGCCAACAATCCGGTTCGTGTTATAATACGATCCCCCTTGATTTCGGAGAGCATTTGGCTTAGATGCAGACAGCTATCATGACTGCTCGATAGTTGTGTCTTGATCCCCGCTGTGCGATTGGCCATGACAAATCGTTTGATAATCTGTTTCGCATCTGGATATACATATTTACCAGTCATATACTCTGTCCCATCATGACCATTCTGATAACAGATGAAACTACAGTCACTCCCTTTTAGACCTCTAATCATGTCCTGGTCTGGTTGTTTGGAGATCCATTTAATTTGACTAGGAGCCATGTAGAATATGTCTGTCCTCTTCCCAATATCTTTGACCAATGACTTTTTGAATGGAACAAAATTATATGCTGTGTTAATACGCACAACAACATCAAACTCCTCCTCTATCTTAGCTCCCATGCCTGTACCGACAAGGGATGTATCTGGTCCCACAATCACAACTGATTTATTGTGAAGATACTTTGCCAAACGACTGTCAGAGCGATTTGCCACAGATTTACGATAACTGTTCAGAATACGAGCTGATGTCAGCTGATTCATCAATCAGATTTGAACTCAGTTTCAGTGACTGTATTGTATATCGTGTAGTGAAATCCCCCTATGGTCTGTTTTTTAGAGAGATGATTGGAACAATCTTAGGAACAATATTGGGCACGATCTTGGTCTTTCCTCCAATCTCATCCGAGGCCTTGGCCTTTGTTCTAGGAATGCTCAGGGGGATGACTTTTGGCACTATGATTGGAATCTTTTTTCTGTGAATGACTGGTACCGGTTCAGCCATGCCTGATTTAGACTCTACCACAACTTGTTGTTGTTCCAGCTCCACCACTGCAACTGGCTCTTCCACGACTTGTTCTGGCTCTTCCATGACTTGTTCTGGCTCTTCCATGACTTGTTCTGGCTCTTCCACGACTTGTTCTGGCTCTTCCACGACTGGTTCTAGCTCTTCCATAACTTGTTCTGCTGCTACGACTGGTTCTGCTGGTGCGACTTGTTCTGACTCCACTGCGACTTGTTCTGGTTCAGGCTCTGTCTCTTCCGCAACTAGCTCTAGCTCTGGATCTTCCACAACTGGCTCTTCCACAACTAGCTCTGGCTCTGGATCCTCCACAACCGGCTCTGCTACAGCTTGTTCTGGCTCTTCCACGGCTGGCTCTGCTACAGCTTGTTCTGGCTCTTCCACGGCTGACTCTGCTACAGCTTGTTCTGGCTCTTCCACGACCGGCTCTGCTGCAGCTTGTTCTGGCTCTTCCACAACTAGCTCTGTCTCTTCCACAACTGACTCTGCTACGGCTTGTTCTGGAGTCGCAGGATCTGTCCCTTTGTTGGCATTCACCCATCTCAAATAACCCTGGCTATCAAAGTATAAATAGACCTGACCATCTGATACAGAGAGAGAGCTAATCTTACTAGTCTCACCATTTGGTGAGTAAAAGTCTCGTGCTAGATCTTCATCCTTGACATCTGCTAGAGCCTCCTCAGTGCCATCATAGATAGGGATGATCTTGTCATCGCTGAGGCTGAAACTCTCATTCAACAGATTACTGCGTCCGGTCACATTGCATATGAAGCGCAGATTTGTGGCATGTCCGATGTCGGGGTCACTGTACGCCAAGAATAGTTTTCCATGATCAGATGCATTATTGCTTGTGTCGCAGTTGATCAGAGCATACTCACCTGGTCGCATCGGAGTATCGTTGCATCTGCTCGGGTTAGGGAGATCAGTTTTCAAGGAATCGACCGTATCATATATACGAGTGATGCTGATACCATCGCCGACCGCACGATGATTATGTGCATCTTTGTCCATGTCCGCATTTGCGGTTGAAACAGGTGTGTTTGAAACTGGTGTGTTTGAAACAGGTGTGTTTGAAACAGGTGTGTTTGAAACTGTGTTTGAAACTGTGTTTGAAACCGGAGCCTTGTTACTAGAACCCGATGCATTCTTGTTGCCAGAATCGAGCAGACGAATCCTCTTTACAAAAAAAATGTCATTGATAGAAGGGGCATTGCCCCCTATCAGGACACCCAGACTTATGGTAGCGAAATCGGCATCATCGCCCTCCTCCAATTTGAACCGTGCAGATACTGGCTCCAGTTTCTGTGCTGTTGTTATCTCTGGGAGGAGGATCTTGTCCTTAATCAGTCGACGTTTTTGCGAGTCCAGGACCCACAAGAAACTTTTTGAGTTATTGGCAAACCCATCAACCTCGAGGCAATACTCATGACCATTGTTGGGAACCAGCAAATCCATTATCTTGACTCCAGGAGTGCTTCTGGTCTGTTGTGCCTGGCAAATGAGATACCAGTCATCCTCTATCTTCTCACGGTTGATCTTTACTTTCTGATTCTTGATGAAACCTGAAAGATCCTTGTGAAAGCTCCATTCTAAAGATACTGAAGACATTCTGACTCTGTATATGTTCAACCCAGTTTCGAAAAAAAGTTTTATGACGAGCAGCAAAATTGAACCAAGGTGACACAGCCACAAGGTGCTGTGACAATTCGTGCATCGACCATATCACTACATTCAATGAATCAAACAAAAACAGTTGTGGGGTTTTACGACAAGGGAGCCCCTTACTATCAATTCAGCAACTTCTATCCAGAAACATTCACAGATCCTCTTACTGGCAAGGTCTGGTCAACTAGTGAACACTACTTCCAGGCGCAGAAGTATTGTCATCCAGGGTCGACTCCTGCTGACCTGGCATATGCAGAGCTCATACGTTCCGCAAATACACCCAACAAATCATTCATCCTAGCTCGCCAAAAAAAGAAGGGTGGCTATGCCAGCAAATGGTCCATGAATCCTCAGAATCCAATGACACTCAATGCTGCCATTGAACAGTCAATCAAGGATGGGGTGAAAATGCGCCCAGATTGGGAGCTCATCAAGGAAGATGTCATGAGACGAGCCTTGTTTCTGAAATTTACCCAAAACCCTGCTCTCCAGAAGTTGTTGATGAGTACTGGAACTGCTACTATCGAGGAACAGAGTCCTCGCGACTGGTATTGGGGAACAGGTAAGGATGGCACTGGGAAGAACAGACTCGGTGCACTGTTACAGGATCTGCGCAAGGATCTGCTGGATTCTGGCTCAAAGAGCTGTTGATGGGAGTCAACAGAAAAGATGCCCTGGAAAAATGATTGTAGATATATAGTCTCTTTGGTTGTATTGTAACAAATAGACCATATGCCACGTGATGATTTGCTGCGCTTGTTGAGATCACACATCACGCGTGCACTGATACAACATTACAGTAATCCCTCATACAACATTTTTGATGGTCTTGTTCAGCTATTGCAATCCAATTGGGACACATCTCCCACCACCATAGCCGAGATCCGGCAGACCAAGAATACAAAAGCAAAAGGGGATCTGTTCGAGCATTTTGCTCTACTGTATTTTCAACACTGCTATCATTCTGCCACCAATGTCTGGCTTCTGAATGATGCTCCACAATCAGTGTTGGATCTTTTGGGACTACGGCGCAATGACTTGGGCATAGACCTGATCCTCAAACACACTGGCCCCAAGAATACATTCTCGGCCATTCAGGTAAAATATCGCAAACCTCCTACATATAAGAGCACGTGGGGAGTATCATGGAAAGATCTCAGCACATTCTATGCTCTTGTCAATCGAACTGGACCATATCACAAACACATCGTTTTTACCAATTCCCATTGGGCTCGACATGTTGGTGGGCGCAAAACAAAGACGGATCAAAGCATATGTATTGGTACCTTGCGCAAGATCAGCATTGAGCAATGGCAGGCAATGGCAGCACTGAAAGGTCACAGCCTCCGCGATTCAACTGGTCCAGTTCCGGTACACGTACCAGCACCAGTTTCAGTACCAGTACCAGTACCCATGCCAGTGCCAGTACCAGTTCCGGTACCAGCTCTAGTACCAGTGCCAGTACCAGTGCCAGTGCCCGTGCTGCTCCCACCCAAAATTTGTATCAAATCGACAGCAGTGCCCAGGACTCCAAGTCGAGAGGAGCTACGTGAATTGCGGCTTCGCCGACTACAACCACAGTCCCAGCCACAGCTACTACAGCCACAGCTGCAGCTACAGTCCCAGTCACAGCTACCTGCTGTTCCCCAAACAGATGCGTTCTCCCGTACAGGTTAGCACCTCTATTCCACATGGTTCCAGTGTCTCCACAGTGCTTGCTGTGTTTGGACAAGAGACCATCCAAGTTCTTTCACTGAACACAATCTTGAGAGAGAACTGTCCCTCTGGCCAACGCTTTGGCTTGTATATTTCGATTGCTTTGATCGGATTCTGATAATCATCATTGTCGCCCACCCCAATCCAAAATCCAGGTCGCCCACTCAGCGAGACTGGGGTTATGTAGGTATCATTTGATAGACGATAACTTATCAGATCCTGACTATCATCTGTGGGATCATCAACAACATCATCAGACACTGATTGATCAAACAGGGATGGAGGAATTCGTATTTGTTGCACGAGATGGTGTGTACCGAGATAACGCCATGCTCTCTCCAGGTGATATTGTTCTTGGTAACACTGTGGGCGATATGAGCGGTCTCTGATCGTGTATGCGTCAATCCGATTGCGCCTGTATCGACCAGGTGTGTCATAGATGTGTCGTACTGGGCCCTGTGATTGTTCCATCTCATATCTCTGTGTGACTGGGTTCCAAACAAATGTTGGTGTTTGTTGCTGAGGCTGGGGCTGAGGCTGAGGCTGAGGCTGCGTATGTCGAGTCACTGGAACTGGAACTGGAACCTGGTCTTGAGGCTGGTCTTGAGGCTGGTAGGTCGTTGGAAGAGGCACTGGAGGGGGGACTGGAAGCGGGACTGGAAGAGGCACTGGAAGGGGAACTGGAAGGTGAATGGCTGGAGTATCATCCTCTGGTTCGGCTTCAGACCAGGAATCAGACCCAGACTCAGGTTCGGATTCGGACCAGGAGTTATCCCACTCGTCCTCACCATCACTTTCACCTGGTCCACGATCTGTGTATTGTTGTTCTGAATCTGACATGACCACGGTTAATTACTTTTATTTCAAAAGCAAAACAAAAGTAAAGATCAATTTCACAATGGGTGGGTCGAGGTGTCGTACCTAATCGTCCTTGCGATAGATAAACAGTTTTTCCGACCGATCCTTGTGATTTGCACGCAATGGAGAAGTTCTGTTGTACAAAGTATAAGTGGCATATGGAGTAAAATATTCGCTTGCTATGGAACCCAGATCCTCTGTCAATGGATAAAAGTTCTTGTCAAGATCATAATAATCATTCGCAATATATGCGAACCAGCCTCCATGGCGCAGGGTGAGATAACACATAGCCACAGTTCCGTGCCAGTACCCCTCCAACCATGAATCATAATCTGGATATGTATCTACAGACTGCTCACCACCATCATAAATCTCCATATCATAGTAGGGAGGACAGAATAGCACTGTATCAAAAAATTCACCATAGTCCTCCAGAAAATCCGGACAATCCAACAGGCTTTCACTGGGTTGACAAAGCACATCAACCTCTTTGTGACCGAATTCACGTGGCCATCCTGATTGATACCAGTTGGCAAGCCACTGTGTCTTGGCACACACACGGGGGATTACATCTATCCCAAGGTAATATTCGCTATCAGGTAAGTGCATAAAAGCAGGTAGATATGAGCCCCAACTCAAAACCGGGGTCAGTAGGCGTTTGGTTCCTGGCAACAGATTGTCCAATATCCAATAAATAGTGTATGGATTGAGAATGCTCGCCTTGGGCTGGTAATTCTGGATCAGATAGAACATTGTGACATAGTTGGTCTCTTTGTCTCCACTGACAGAGCGATCCTTGCCCCTCTTGTCCTTCAAAAATAGGTCTATGCTGGATGGTGCAAAGAGTCGATCCTCAAGAATCAGTCTATTGTACATATTGTCAAAAGTCTGCCAGAAGCTGACCTTGCTCTTGACGCTGTTTGTGATGCGAGTATAATCGAGAATGTCTTTATAAAAAAGGTTGCGAATTAGTCTACGACTGGCGTCATTCTTTTGCATGCTGACACCCGCTCTCTCCTCTTTCCTAGTAAGATTGAGAGCATTTTTCTTGGTACTTCCAGTACTTTTTACTCCAATATCGGGCCCATTCATCCATGTCATTTCAGCAACAGGATCCTTGAAGTCAAAGAAGCTATGGAAAAAATGGGTAAGATATTCATGACGTTTCTGGACCACAATCTCATAAAAATAATCGATGACCTCCTGTTTTTTACGCCAGCGAACATCATCACGACTCTTGATTATACTACCCTTAGCACCTGGTTCCTGAGAATATATTTCGGCCAGGGTGACAGGCGTTTTATAACTAACAGTAAATCGTCTGGCGAAATCCTTCTTGCTAATTTTAATCGGAGGGAAATATGCCAGGAACTTATCCAGAGTCAGAAACCCAAGAGGCTGCTCCGCTAGTCCCTCGATATTCATGGTGGTAGCAGTGGGAACAGCGGGAACGGAATACATACAATTGGACCCCTTTCTCATGTCCTTTTACATTATGCAGAGAAGTTTTCCCTCCCCTCACTTATACGTTGCAAACATGGTGCGTGCATACCTGGATCATGGACATATCGCAATGCATTCCGATTTTGCCTGCATGCTTGAATGCAGATATTGAGAGTTGGGCTCTTGACAAACTGCAGTGCGTGGCCATCCTGGAGAACTGCCCCCATACAGATTGGTTCAGTTTTGTTTTCATCTGGTATATGCTCGAGCACCATTCCATTCTGCATGACCGCTGCCAGACACA